GCAAGTCCCATTAACTGACTCTCTGGTGCTTGCTGTACGGCAACACGATATTGGCCAGCCTGCACATTAGCAGGGCGAATGCCTCTTGTTGGTAAATTCTGTACTTGTTCCCTAGCCATTATGGATAACCTACTGAGTAGTTCTGGTCAAATGCAGTTGTGAAAGAAGATGGTGCAGCGGGAGCCTGTGTGAATGACAATCCTCTTGCTTGTGCGATAGATACACCTTGTGAGTAGCCTTGCATGAGGGATGATCCTACTGCCGCTACACTCTCAAGTATACCAGGGCGGTTAATGGGACGATTGATACCTATTTGGGTTTGCCTAGATTGCATACGTGCATCCTGTAAGGCCAGACCCGTAGCCACATCCTGAAATCCTTGCTCCCTTGTAATGGCATATTGATAGTTACCCATTTGCCTGTAGTAATCATCCAACAATAAGTCTACGGAAGTACCTTGGACTCCGGCTTCTCCGGCTGCAACCCTAGCTGTAGCTATACTTGCCTTGGCACGTTGCTGTAATGCGAATAACTCCTGCATCTTCGCCTGTGTTTCCTGATCCTGACGAATACGGATTGCGGTCTGTTCCTGCGTGAGTCTCGCCTGCTCTTGTATGCTGGCTGCACGTTGAAACTTAGCTTGCTGTCTTGCTTGCCGCTGCTGACCGATGATCCCTGTGACAGTACTAAGTCCAGAGAGTGCGGCAGTTGTGCCAATAGTTGCAGCGGCGGCTCCTGTTGCTGCACCACCTGTTAATGCAGCTCCGAGTGGGGCTAATGCCATCCAACACATTTATGCACCCTCCTTTCTGAGTATGAAATATCTGTAGCCTGCTTTTGGTGTTTGTGTTTCTGGAAACTCTGCACCGAGCCATTGAAGCCAACGCATACTCACTGTATTTGCTTCTGAGATCATATTGTAAACGTAGTCATAGCCTTCCGCTAGGTAGTCTACCCATTGCCTACTGTATCGCAGGAAGGTTTGCTGCACCTTCTTAACTACAGGTGTACCCAAACACCATATCACGCCTGTATTATTAGGGCCGTCTCCGACACCAAAGCAACAGACTAATCTCTCGTTGCTCATCATCCTCATGCAGTGTTGCTTTTTGGAGTGTGCGAAGGAGTAGTCTATTGCATCCCGTGGCTTCACTCCCATGCCAAGAATCTCCTCGGCATCCTGGTCACGCAAGTTGGATGCAAGCTCATCTGAGTCCCAAGGTGTTGTAGGGAGAATATATGAATCTGTGTATTTAGCTTCCAATGCGACGACTCCTTGCTGATACAGTGGACTCAAACTCTACGGATAGCCACTGAAAAGGTAAAGCACTATCCGAGGAAAGAGTAACTGTGATGTCATTGACGTTGTTGTAGACAGGAAAACGGAATGTGCCGTCTTGCAAAACTAACTCCCCAAGCAGGGTATCACTCCCCAAGACTTGTGCGTTGTAAATATGTTCGTAGCTGTCTCTAAATTTCGTTGCAATGCTTACTTTAAAGTAACCAGTGTTTGCGAACTCTACTGAACCTGCTCGCACTTGCTGCTTTGCAAAAGCGGATACGGATCTGCCGCCACCATCTGCCTGTTGCTTTACGATGGGGCGGGTAAGGGTTACTGTGGTGGCGATAGGTAGACCAATGTACGCCTCTTGTGCAGTGTAGCCAAGACCACCACTATTGATTACGAATCCAGTGACCGCACCGCCTGATACTGTAAAATCAATATCTGCTTCTGTGTCAGGACTTCCGCCTTTTAGGATTAGTTTGTAAGTTCCGTTAGTGTATCCACTTCCACCAACTAAGCCTGTGAATCCAGTGATAGCACCTGTGGCATCTAGCGTGGCAATCGCACTTGCTCCCGAACCACTCCCACCATTACTGAAGTCAGCCATCGGCTCAATAGGATAACCTGTAACTCGCAAGACATTAGTTGAAACATCTGTGTTGTTTGTAAGCTTAGTGCCGCCTTGAGTCCAGACCTCCGCATTGGCTATCGGGAAGCCTGCATCAATATCAGTTGTGTTGTTTGTTCCGTCGTATGCTGGCGACAAAGTTGATACTGTCCTGCGTTTGTCTAGGCATATAGAGTAGTCTTCTCCTGAGTCCACCAAGCCTGACTCCAACTGCATCTTCTCTAGGTAGGTGCTAGTACCATCCTCAGTCACAAGATACATGTCGGACTCAATAAAGAATACCGCAACAATGTCGTCTTGAAAAGTAAACTTGCTCCATGCTGACTGTACTCGTTCTGTGCCACGCCAAAAGTATTTGTACACATACAAGTCCGTCTGACTATCAGAAGTTGTGGCAACAATAATGTCCTCCGTTGAAGATCCCACCAACTGCTTAATGGTAGCAGGAATGTATTTCGGTACATGACCCGTAATCTCTTCCGCCTTGTTGACTCCAGTTACTTCATCAATGCTGTACTCATTTACCCCATTGTAGCTGTTGCGAGGGAAAGGAAAGTAAACATAGCCGCCTTGGGTGAGTGGCTTGATAGTGTCGATGGAAATAAACTCTGTGGTCGGAGTGATGTTAATTGTCCTTGGTGTCAGCAGTTCATTGCCTTTGACAACAAACTGAGTCTCTTCACTGAACACGATCAGTCGCTCTTGGAAAGTAGCCACATGCTTTAAGTTGCTTACCTTTGTGTGACTTACCCCTACGTCTATCGGTGCGGAGTCAAGTAATTGCAAAACTGTGGTAAGGAAGAAATTTCCGTATTCGTCCGCTTCACTAAAGATGATATTTTGACGAGATAAGAAGCCTAACCGATTTTTCCAAAAGAAAAGGTTCTCTATGGTTTCACCGACAAAAGAAGGATCTGGATTGGTAGTAGTATCACCTACAAGCCTGTCCGTCCATGTATTCTGTGCAATGTAGTAGTTGGCGGGAGATAAAGGTTGTGGCTCTAGGATTACTGGCATCGTTGCTGCGTCAACAGTCTGTGGTGTGTCTGGTGCGATTGTCTCAACCCAATTCCCTTCACCAAAATCATCAGTAGATGCACCAGAGTCGTTCAACTCAAACTTTACCCAATAATCATCTTCCGCAAGAGTGACACTACCCGCTACTTTTACTATAAGCCCATGAAAGGAATTTATCGGCAAATCGGATATGCTTGGAACTTCATTGTAAATAGTACCTAGCCCCGTATCTGATAAACCGTCATGCGTGTGAACATCAAAACTATCACTTCCAGTGTAATATAGTAATATGGAACTTGCGTTTGTGGCGTTACTGTAATCTGTGCCAGAGACACCCTCTAAATCTGCAAGCGTGACAGTAAGATCGGCAATCGAAGCATTAAGGATTGCAGCATATACACCTTGGGCAATAACCTCTGAGGATGCTGCCTCGTCTTTTGCCGTATATCCAGCAGCAGTAGATGAACTTATTTTAGTGCCAATAGGCATTTCAGACGAACCAGCACTTGATCCATCGCCTGATTTATACGAGCAATGATATGTTGTTGCTCCTATGGTTATATCTACGTGGTAATCCTTAGCGTAGTCCCCCTGCTTAATAAACACTGCCGCCTTCTTTACTGCGGCAGCTGAGTTATTACTAATCGCCCCAACGGTCGTTTCCTTGTTTACGATGTAAGTGCGATCAGCTACAGTTATTGCTCGCAAACTCTCTCTTGGAGTAGATGTATTGGTGTAAGTTGTGTAACTCGTGCCTGTGCCTGTTGAGGCATCGTAGAGGTTCACACTGCTACCGTCTACGGTATCATAGATGACAGGGGCAGTGTTAGGCTCAATGACCAGCACATGCCTATTACTGGCATCCCTATTGAGCAGGTACACAAACGAGTCTGGATCTATTGCTCCATTACCTAACTCACCGACAAACTCAGTAAATGGTCGTTTCCGCAAGCCATCTACAACAGAACTTAGTGCATTGACCTGTGCTTCGTGTTGCCCAGGAAAGCGTAGATTGTCAGGTTGCTGCGATACGCCCTGTGCTAAGTTGGGTGTACTGGTATTAACTAATGCCATCAACTACGCCTCAGTGTGGTCTGGAAATCTACATTGTCAAATATTGTGCGGTCTGAAGTCTTGGCCTCCGATGCTTTAGCTAATCGCTTGGCTTCCATCTCGTCTCGCATGGTAAAAACTTCGGCATCTCCGTCACCTAAGTAACGTGCGGCCATCTTGCGGCCTGCTCTCATGGAGATCCAGTTTCTGAAAGGTTCTGGCAGTTGTGTCCACTCTAAGTAAAACACGACTTCTGCCTCTATGTCTTTTGTGAAAGTGTCTGTATGATTCTTTGCGTCATACAAGGTAGTGCCACGCTGCACCACATCAATGTCGGAGTATTTATTTACTTCCGTGTCCACCTGCAAAATATTGCTGGCGAGTGTAATGCGATCATTATTATCCCTTGTGAGTGTGTATTTCTTCTCTGTGTTATAGTGCCAACCTTGCGATTGTATTTCCCTGCTGGTGCGGTCTAGTTCAGTTTCTGCCAAAACTGCTTGCAGTGGTTTCCCTGAGCCTGCACTAAGTGTATTAACTGGACTCTCGCCCATGCAAGCCAGGACTAGGTTGACTGCTTCTAGTTTTGTGGTGGCGGCTAATGTTGACATGACTAAGAAGGAAGGGGGATGACAACCGGAACACTACTAACGATTGCCATCCCCACAATACAGAAGGGAATTATGCTACAAGCTCAAGCATGGATTCAGGGCGAAGTACACCATGACCACATGCCATCTTTGCAAGGAAGAGCCAAGACTGATACTCCATCTTCCACTCCATTTCGGTGGCAAGATCCATCAGTTTGACTACACCGACAGCAGATGGGTGTCCAATAACACCAACGGTATTACGGAAGTCGCCATTGTAACCAACACCATTACTGCCGAACACATCATTGTTAGATGCACCTTGTCCGGTTGCATCAGCAGATAAGTTGGTGCTTGGGATGTGGTTGGACTTGAAGACACGAATGCCTGCAATTTCCATTACCTTTCCAGTAGACAGACTGCCGCTTCCGCCAATGTCCTGATTAGCAGCAGACACTAGAGTAATAGCGTCAGTGCCGTCAGCACCAGTAATCAGGGTATAGTAATCGGATGGTTTAAGAATGGCAAAACGTCCATCTTCTGGTACGTCATTCTCATCCAGTTTTTGAGCCGCAAGGAAGAATCCATTGATTAGTTGGATCGCTGTGTATGCGGCAGGGGTTCCAGCAACAGCAGGGGCCGAAATATCCTCATTTGGAAGGTCTACTTGACCGCCTGTTTTAGCTGTCTGGGTAAGGTTGGCAGAGTCACGGGCAGCAGCAATCATCGTGCGGATGTTACTGTTGTCGTAGAACTTAGCCAAGGCATGACCGAGTTGGTGAGTGTATTGACCACGAGCATCGTAATGATTCTTGAGATCGTCCAGTTGATAGAGCATCGCAGGTGCAACCAAAGGATCATCAATAAAGATTTCCTTTTCGGTCTTGCCGATGTCTTGGAGGTAGGTAGATGAAGCTCCGCCTTCCTGAATAATGTTTTGTCCTGCCGTGTGGTAAGTAGCGTCTGCGTTACCCAGAACAGGGAATGATGCTGATTTACCGCTAGTGATACTGCGGGTAGTGACCAGCCCATTAGTTACATTTTTCTCGTCAAAGTTTGCGATGATTTCACCAGCAAATACTTTGAGGAATAAGTCGTTGAAACCAGATCCGGCCTGATTGTCATCAAAGCGTGATGGATCTGTAATGCCTTCGTTAGCCATTGTGCTATTCTCCTATTTAAGAGGTTAAAGATAGTGGTTAATTATCTCGCTTCCTGTTCGATAGGTGTCCTCCGCAAAGGGCTACGACATTTGTCGAAATCTAAAACATGTATTTCAGGTAAATCTTAAAAACGCAAGCACAAAAAAGCCCCTTCCTTGTTTGAGGCGGGAAGGGGCTTCCTTGCAATACTATGATACAATGAGAGACAATAAAACTGTTATGCCCTAGGAGGTAATGTCGCCATGTTGGTAACTTCAAGCCTTTTTTGCACTTTATCGTGAAAAGCTTTATCTCCGTTACGATATTTCGGGTCTTGCATAACTGTCTTTACTTCCTGCATGGATGAAAATGGTTGCACTCCGGCGGCTGTAGCAGTGTTGCCTTTAAGCGTCTGTGTGGCAGGAGATCCATTAGCCACCTGATAACGTGCCTGTAGATTCTTGATAGCTACTGATGCCTTTGTGAGATCCCCGCTGGTGTAGGCTTCATTGAATACATCAATCTCTTCAGAAGTTAGATTCTCAGCACCCCACTCAAGAAGAGAGTCGTGTTGCTCTTTGCCGCCTGCCGCCTGCTCCACTTTGATTTGGTGCAACTCCGCAATAGCGTCTTGTTGCCCAGGGAGTGACGTGTAATGGTCAATCAACTCTTGCGGAATACCCGCATCGGTTAATTGCTTTACGGTGTCCTCTGACAGCTTCCCCTCTTTAGCAAACTCATCTCTTGCCGAAGTGAGGGATTCTGTCATTGTTGTGGGATCACCAGCAGGTCGCTCACTGAGTTTCTTTTGTGCCTCGACATACGCTTTAGCTTGCTCTGCAATAGCGTCATCAATGCTCCGATCTTCGGTAAGGTACTTCTCCTGTAACCATTCTGGCCGTTCTGGAGTCGTAGGCTCACCGTCTGCATCTACTGTTTCTGCTGCTTGTGCATCTTGTGCTGCGGCCTGCTGTTCTAGCGTAGGGCCAGCATCGTCCGTAGATTGTATTACTACTTCCTCTGACATTGTTTTCCTTCTGTTGTGTGTTGTTGGGTTAGATCAAAACTGTTTGTCCGTTGGGACGATTTGCGATTTGTGCTCTTGGTGCAAAGACTAGCCCTTCACCCTTAACTCGAACAATACAACCGCCCTTAATTTCTAAAGCAGATACGCCTGCCCCAAGATCGGTAAATGGATCTGGAGTTACTTTTTCTGGTTTCTTATTTTCTGCCTTATTTGCAGTAGGCTTTTTGGTGGTGGGTTTTTTTTCAGACATGATTTATCCTTGTTCAGATTGTGCAGCTAACTCTTGTTGCTGCCTAAATTGTGCGTCAGCCGACTTAATAGCATCTGGCCCTAAGCTTTGTGCCATTGCTGCCTGCTGTTCTTGCTGCTGACGTGCAGCGACTTCCTCATCGGTAAGTACAAGACCTTCAGGATCTACGCCTAATGACGTGCCTGTGCGTCTATAATACTCTCCTGGGGAAATGTAACGTGCCGTAGTCTCTGGGCCGAAGGTCTGACTACCTGCGTTAATAAAGAGTTGCAGTTTCTCTAGGTCATTACCTCTGCCTAGTGCTTCAACTCCAGTAGTAATAACTGGGTTCACCAACTGCTTAGGTAGTGGCGGAAGCTTTTTAGCCTTGGTCATTTGGTTTAGCTTCTTACGGGCAAGTGGCAGTTGTAGCTCCTGTGCCTGTAAGCTATACAGCCCACCTAGCGAAGATTCCAGCTCCTGTGATAGCATACGTATCTCTTCTGCGGTCACACGTTCTGCCTGTCGAACTACGCTTGAATTAAGCAGGAATACTGCGGAAAGTCTCTCTTCGATGGATCTAATTGACTGGAATGCTGTATTGAAGTCGTTCTGCTTTTCGACCCTTAGTACTGTAATATCTTGAGCATTGCCATCAATGACTGCTCCATTGTGAGCATCTGTAATGTCATCTGACTCTGTGACTCCATTTGGGTTGTTCAGGAACAACAACTTTGCCGCCGCAACACTTCCCTCAAGCAATGCCCTTGAAAGTCCGTTGATTGCAATAAAGTCGCCAAGATACTCTTCGACATAGCCTCGTCCGTAAGACTCTCCATCTATGCGTGACCAGCGTAAAGGCAGATACTCAAGGTCTTCTTCAGTGTAAGTGCCTTCCGATCCATCTACGATCTTGCCTTTAATTTCCTGCCACTGCTTGTACTTACCATCCTCCTGGCGCACGACCGCTGTGTAGAGATCCACGGTTTTTTCCTTCATGACACTGGATTCTTCGATCTCTCCTAGTGCCTTTTGCATATCTTCAGGCAAAGCTTGTGGTGCAATGGTCTCTAAGGTCGCAATGTGAGTCACATTCCCCATTGGATCACGCCTTACTCCGAAGCGATCTAGCCTAAACATACGCATACCGCCATCTTTTGGCATGTGCAAAAGGGCATTACCTGTCACTACGACATGCCGAATAGCTTCATATATGGGCACACGGATAGCTTCTACCTCAAACTCTTGCGATACTGCACGTTCAACATTGGCTAATGCTTTGTCTAGTTCTGTGCGTAATCCTTCGGCTTGATCTGGTTGCTCATCTTCCAGCTTATTCAACTCCATACGGTCAATAGCCAGCCTAAAGAACGGTGCATTAGGCGGGAATAGTGCAAGAAGTAGCTTGGAGGACAGGTTGTTTACCGCTCTCGCCCCAATGCCATGATAAGGCGTAGGTAAGTCTGAAGCTGGTCCAAACCCCGCTGGCGGAACCAAGTGCGGAATAGTACGCTCTGAGGCATCCCTTGCCCGTTGTAGAAAGACACTACGATCTGTTTCTAGTGCCGTGTATAATGCCTCTGCGGTTTGCATGTTAGTTTCCTGTTACTGAGGTTGCCCCTACTGCTACTGGTCGTTTCAAATCCTTAAAATAAACGGATAAATTCCCCACAAAGCGATTTGTGTGCTGGATATTCAACTCATCAATCACATGATGCCCATTCTCGAAACGGGCATTTTTGGCAGTCACAGAACCAGAACTGGTATTACCTGCTCGGTTGTATCCAAATTCTGAGAATTGGTGTTGAGGAATGCCATTAACCGCTTTGTCGATAGTGTCAGTGACACAGCCAGAAAATACTAAGAAAGTACTAATGAGTAGTAAATATAGTAGCTTTTTCATATCACAACTACCCTGTTCAAATTCTCATCAAAATCGAGATTGTTTATAGAAATACCGAATCGCTGCGACCATTCTCCGATTGCTAACTCTTTTATACGAGGCGGTATTACTGTCTTGTAGCCTGTTTTAGAGCCGATCAATACACCAAGCCAGATTAGTAAGGCTCGCCTGTTTACTGCGTGAATATACTTCTTGTACTCTGTGGCATCAATTTGCTCTTCTCGCCCGAGGAAGTAGTTGGCTTGTGCTTCGGCTACTACTGCCTCACGAAGTAACGCATCTGCTGTCCAACGTGTGTATTGCGTTTTGCTTACCGTGCCTGTCTTTGTACGTAGATTCTTGAGACAAGCCAAGTCGTGCCAGTAGCCTGACCTTGGAAATGTCCGTGGCTTGATAAGGAGTCGCAGGATGTATGGGTTGACGCTAGGGCCATCATTGACAAATCCCTTTGGCACTGTGCCGTGCGATGTGTGCATGTCGTCCAGCATGATCTGGAAATCACTACCGCCCAACTCTACCAAGGCAGGATTGTTCTTAAACTGGAATGTTGGTTTAGAAATCATAGCTTCCCGAAGAATGGAGCGATAAAGTTTACTGCGACTGCCAACCCAAACCCGATATAAATCATTTTCGATTGGCCTTTATTTTCCTGTATCAGTTGATCGACCTCTTTCTCCAAACGGTGTACTTCTCTTTCCTGCCAGTATGCCCTTTCTGCGAGAACTTCTGGTGTTGCTGTAGGTCGCTCGCTCATTAGGTGTCATCTTTGCTGGAGCCATTTGGGGGGATACTCTTCAGATATTTTTTCCAAAATACTTTGAGCTTGTTTTGTTAATGCCAGATCCACTTCGGCCTTTGTGTACCAATCGCCCTCTCGGCCCGCTATGGTCTCCAACTTTTGGGCAATCAACTGCTGATTAGTGTCCAGTTTATTCAATGAGTTCACTACCCACGCATTGAATCCGACAACATAAGGGATGCCGATAATAACAGCTCCAATGCACCAACGAAATGCAATAGACCATTTGCCGTTCAGTTGACCAATGCGGTGGTCTTTTTTTAACTCATCGAGTATTTCTTGGTTTGTTGCGTCTGACATTTTAAAAATCGGATAATGGTGGTCGGTAAAGCTCGTCTTGGGGATCAGCTATTTTGGCTTTAACCTCAGCGTGAGTGAGTTCCTCGCCTGATTTATCACCCCAAAGGAAAGTTGGTTTAGACCCTACCCAGTGGATAATGTATGGAGCATTGCCATCAGGAGAACTATTCGATGGTGTCTGGTTGCCATGTAATTCGTCCCAGTTCTCTTCAGTAAGGGCATCTGCCTGAGACTGGGTAAGGGTAGTATATCTACGTTCGTTGCTCATGGTTAAGAAGGCACATCAGTTGTCCATGTTGGTGCAGCTCCACTCGGTGCGGTTGCGTGGTATCCATTACCTGAATAATCAATGACAAATGGGCCAAAGCCTGTTTCGATAGCGTATGCAGCTACGATATTAGCAGAGTAGTCATAGTTACTGGAATCGACATTGAGGTCATGAGCGGGGTTCTGAGCTAGGAATAACATGGCATCAGCGTCCAGTTCTGCTGACCAGATACCCGCTGAAGCAATCTTACCATTTGCGTAATCAGGAGTATATTCCGCAGCCCCTATCCATAAGTTTCCGGTAGTATTGTGCATCGCAGTATAGGAGCCTCCTGTGTTATCTGTAGTGGATAGTACTGATCCATTTAGATATAAAGTCATCCCATCTTGTGCATTTATGCCGCCTCTTCCATCGTATGTTACTGCTACATGAACCCATTGACCTTCATAAGAAGTTAAAGTGATACTGGACTGAATCCCCCTTCGGTTGCTATCAGTTCCATCATATAAGTTGACCCCTAATTTATCAAGACCATCAACCCCAAAAATATACTCAATAACAGAAGCACTCTGTTGTTTAGCTACAATCCTGAATTTAGTTGCATCATCCATCTTTATCCATGCTGCTATAGAAAAGGCGGAGTCTGTGGAACCATTGCCAAAACTGAGAGCATCCGCATCTTTAATAACCCCATACTGACTAGTCCCACTGAAGTCCAAACTATGCTCCAGTACCCAGTCAGGAATCGTGAGAACAGGAACGTCAGACGTTGCGGTTGCTCCTGATTGTAAAGTGGCTAGGTTATTGTTACCAGACCAATCTGCACCTGTGCCTTCGTGAAGGTAACTTAACTGGTTGCTGATACTAATATCCTGCGGAGTATCAGCGTTGTAAAGATCAGCAATCTCACTAGCACTAAGCACTTTATCAAAAATGTAACCTTCATCAATAAAGCCTTCTAAGAAGTTACCTTCTCGATTGCCCCATGCAACCGTGTCTCCACAAGTTGCTGAAGTGGTTGACGGTGCAACGCCTGTATCACTAGCCCTAGAAACACCATTTATATATATTTCACGGTCCCCGCCATCAAAAGTAACTACAACATGATTCCATGTGTTAGCTGGAGCGTAGGTGGACATACTGCTTACTTGTAGTGAAGCTGTTCCTGAACCATTTCGGACAATAAAGTAAAAAATATCCAAATCATAATTAGGGGACACCCCTATATTATTGTTCGCTACTGCACCCCAAGCACCAAATATTTGGCCCGAAGAGTTATCAGGACTAGCTTTAAACCAAAATGATATAGAGAACTGACTAATGCTATTAAGGCTTGAGAGCGAACCAAGAGAGATTTGGTCATTAACGCCATCGAAGTAAAACCCGTGATTGTTACTCCAAGCCAACGGAATCACACTATTCGATGCGGTTGCTCCATTATTCGTGATAGGTACATCCTGTGCAGTGCCAGTGGTGTAATCGGTATAGCTGCGGAATTTGTTATAGATCTCGGAGTCAGTAAGAACTTCACTACGAATCTCAATATTCGCAATGTCACCAGTAAAAGATGCAGCTCCACCTTGATAAGCAAACCATGTTTCGCCGCCACTAAGATCCGCTGCCCATTCCGCATTGATAGACGACCCCTGAGATGTACCGTTGACGAACAACTCCACGGTTGTTCCTGTTCGTGTTATGACAACATGTTGCCAGAAGTCATTGAGAAGAATATTGGCTGCGGTAAGCGAAACACCTCCTGTTGCTCCAACTTGTCCAAATAACTGTATTTTATCGGAAATGATACGGAGAGCCAATGTATCTGAGAGGTCATCGTTACCCAGACACCAAATGTATTCTGTTGTACCAGGCAGGTACGGCACTTTGACCCACATGGATACGCTAATATCGCCAGTGCCTATCGTGGATGGGTCATAGGTGGAAGTAAGGTGTGATGTGCCATCAAAGTTGTAGGACTTGATAGGAGTTGCAGACGCAGCACCTAGTTGACTCGGCAATAATGTAATTGCGCTAGGAAATGGATTAATCCTAGTGATTCCAGATGGTACGACTAATGCAGATGGATTTTCCATTAAAACCCAGAAGTTGAGCCTGTGGCGGAAACAGTGTAAGTACCGTCAGTCCTCGCAGTTACATTTGCACGTAACTGAGTGTAATGGCCATGTTCATCACGAACTACTGTATTTCCGTCTGCGGTAACTGCTTCAGAGTGTATAGAAATCCAGCTACCATTAAGTTCTGCTTCAATGTCTACTGTGCCTCCTGTAGTAACGCTGGCTGCGGTAATCACAAAAGTCCAGCCTTTGATCTTGTTAGTAGTAATTGCTGTTCCGGCTCCTGTTGTGGTCACGGCATCTAGCAAAGTATATTCTGCTGGTTTTAGGTATCCCATTATGTTCTAACTCCCGATTGACGTTGCTGAATACCGCCCATCGTTGGACGTGCGTATGTTAATTGTGAAGTACCTTTCACTCGCTTTTTGATACCTTTTCGAGCAACAGGACTAGCTGACTCGACCTCCATCGCTCTCTTGAATGGAGGGGGAGGTGCTGGTGGAGGAGGAGGAGGTGGTGTAATTCTTGGGCCGCCGAAACACATAATGATCCTAGGTTAAAATGTTTTTGTTTTGTTTCTCGTAAACCGTTTTCAGGTGTTCATAGACTGATCTCTGGCCAGACTTGTAGCGTATTCTTTCAATATCCTCGCTAAAACTAGCACACTTATCGGGATAGATCCTGTCAAGATACTGTAAAAGTTCTTGTGAAATGTGCGGATCTGGCAGTTGATTAGCCATGTCTTACCCGTATGTACTAACTATAAATTGATTGCAATAATTTTTTTCAGAAAGTGCTTGCTAAATCAATTTCAGGCGTTTTTTATTGGTATGACTATCGGGTGTCACAGCCCTAAAAATCAATGAGTAGAACACATTTTATAGACTCCATCATGCAGCATAGGCTTTATGGTTTGCCTTCTGTGACTGTTGCAGGTGGAGTCTTTTATTTGACATGAAAGAACTAGCAAAGGCACTTTTGAAAGTGCATAACGAGATGCCGCAAGTTGGCAACAACGCAGTAAATGGACACTTTAGGTCTGATTACTGCACACTGGATCACTTGATCGAGTTGGTAAAACCTGTGTTCCTGAAGCATGGCATTATTCCTCAAGAAGGTTGCTATGACGGCAAGGTTGCTATGCAACTTCTCCATGCTGAGAGCGGGGAGGTTGATGCTATGTGCGAGATTGAACTCGTCTGCAAAGACCCGTCGAATCCTCAACAACAGAAATCTGCGGAGACCTACGCAAGGCGGAGACTATGGCAACTGAAGGCAGGACTCTGTCCAGCAGGTGAAGATGACGATGCTAATAATGCCAGCACAGAACCTCAACAAAAGCCAGCGACATCACCGCAAGGCAAGACGGGTCTGCCGATGAAGACCATTGAGGCATTCGGCGAGCATGGCGAACTCGTACTGAACTACCTTGTATCTATTGGCTGCATCAAAGCGGGGCAAGGCTTCGAAGATGTTGTTCAGTACCGTGATAAAATCATTGCTGACCCTGCAAAGGTTCTTAAAAAAGCACAGGAGGCACAGTCATGAGACCACGCAACTATTTCGATATAGAGACTGGGCCGTGGTCAGGTGCAAAGCCATTTGACTGGTCAACAGTCAAGCTAGGCAACCTCAAAGATCCTGATAAGATCAAGGCGAAACGTGCCGAGGCTGCAAAGGAGTACGAAGATAAACTTGCCCTGTCACCCATGACAGGCGAGATCCTTGCCATTGGAGTCTGCGATTCCAGAGATGGATACAAAGTTATTCAAGGAAACGAGGTGATTATCATTTGCGAATTCCTTGAGTGGCTCAATGACGCACTCTACGCACAGGAAGCAGTCATCGGCTGGAATATCACTAACTTCGATTTGCAGTTTATTTGCAAACGAGCCTGTCTTCATGGACTTGGTGACAAGATACCAGCAGTGCTGCTAGACAAAGGTAAATACTGGCACTCCTGTATCAAGGATCTGATGACGATCTGGGCATTCGGAGAGTGGAATTGCTTCACTAAACTGGATGACTGTGCAGAGTTTCTCGGATTTAAAGGCGAGGAGCAGGTCATCACAGGCAAGCAATTCGCCAAGTATTACCAAGGCACGCCGGAGCAACGCACAATCGCTCTGGACTATCTAAAGGACGATGTAGACAAACTACAATATATCGCAGACCGCATAGTATTCTAACCTAAACAAATAACTAAATATGTATCAAGTAAAAGGACAAATCGAACAACTCAACCCTGCTGAACTACGGGGAGCCAACGGCATTCCAGTTCGTACTGTAATTGTCAATACAGGAGGGCAATACCCTCAATATATCAGTATCACCGCAATCAAGGATGATACTCAGAAGTTAGATAACTTCCAAGTCGGGCAGTCAGTGATCGTTGACTTTTTCCTCAATGGAAGAGAATACAACGGCAAATACTACAACGACCTGAAGCTGAAGAGCATAAGAACTGACGGTGCTACATCAATAAACCAACCCGCTCCATTCGATGCCTGATATTATCATTAAAATCTTTATGTGTTTCGGGATATTCTCTGTCTCCTTGTCGATCCTACTGGTAGTTTTCTACTGGTGGGACGACAAGAAGTGGCGGAAGGAAAGACAACAACTACGTCAGCAATACGACGACTGGCTCAAATAAGCAGAAAAAGACTATGATACTTCCAAAAAAAAAGAAGGGTAAACCCTTTCCAAAACGCACAAAACAGCAGCATATCGGGCTGCATAAATTTCTGATCGCAAAGGCTGAGAAGGAGATTGAAGTGCAGAAAACCATCATTGCCGAGTCAGAGAAGGCAATCAAACGACTGGAAAAAAAACTATGAAATTCCACGACCCGAGACTTATGCGTACACATGGCAACATAGGACACCTACGCAATGTGGCTATGCACTACCTAGCTTGCCCTGACGCCGCAGATAAACGACTGAGGCAGCAAGCCGATGCTATTGAAAGAATACAGGAGGACAACCGTCATCTCTACGGGCATCCACGTAGAACACAGATGGATTTAATCCGTGAAGATAGAGAGGAGCGGAACCGATGACATTTCTATCAATCGACATAGGAAGCACCAAATCAGGCATTGCAAAGTGGCATAATGGCAAGTTAAGGGCTTCGTTTGTAGTCAAGCCTTGCGGAAACAAAGGAGCGTACTGGCTAGGTGGCGACAAAGTATCAAGCAAATTTACCGCATGGGAAGATTGCGTTATTGGTGTAGATAAGGTAATCATGGAGCGTGGAGCTGGACATCGGCCTAACGTAATTAACGGGCAGGCAAAGCTTCGTGGCTACATTGAAGCAATTTGCGAGCAACAAGGCGTAAAGCACATGGAGGTCAATGTTTCTGAGTGGAAGCGAGTCATCAAAGAGGATCAGGATATTTCATGGCCTAAAGACTCCGCTAGACAGAAGGCATTAGCTATCCAGCTTGTGAAAGACTTGTACAGGAAGGAAGTTACAGAGGATGAAGCGGACGCTATCTTACTTGGACATGCTTCTTTGCGACTTGGATACGTACAGAAAGGCGTGTCATGAGTAAAGCAGACAAACTACTCAAGGAGGTTTTGAACTACAGGAGAGGCGAAGGAAAGTATGACTTCCGTTACCTTTGTCAGTACGATGCAGTAACTAAGAGCAGGGCCGCATGGCAAGAGATTGAATCTCGCATTGTGGATTACCTTGAACTTGACAAGACTAATAAAAAATCAACTATGTAGAAACTTTCTACTCTGACCCCTGGTTGTAGCGGCGTGTTTTGCATTGTCTCAAGCTGACTCCCAGGGGTCTTTTATTTTTCAAACCATAAACAATAGAAAGTAACCATGAAAATACAGAAATACGCACACAACCCTGCAAATATCCGCAGGTCACGAAAAGTGAACAAACGCCGCTCACCGGAGCAGATACTTCAAGACTTAGGCATGACCAGAGAAAGCGTACAAAAGGCTATTACAGACAGTCAGGTCAAATATATCAATGAGAAGGTTGTAGCATGGAATGGAGGGGTAAGGCTGTGAAAACAAACTTGACACACTGACGCAGTAGCTTAGTGTGCAGGTATAAATTAGTTCGGAATCCTTCCCCCGACATGTACATTTTTTTTCATATCATATCCCATCAACAGTTGAGTGCGACACTACTAAGTAGGGTCGGGAAGGACACTCCTGTTGGTGGGATGTTTTATTTTAGGATGAAAGTATTACAAAAGGAATTTACAAAGCAAGGTTGGCTACATCGCCAACTGAAACGTGAGGGTAACATAGCCTTGTATCATCGTGAGACAGATGGCAAGCGTGACCACTACGAAGTTATTAAAGTGCAGAAGGCAAAGAATAGTCATACTTTTCCTAATGGAACACAAGTGGAACAGGGTGATGAGTCTTACCCTACCGACCGAACATGGGGGACCAATGGCTTTACCCTGATGTCACTGGAATCTGCACTGGATAAATTTAAGGAGCTTACACAATGAGAGAATTTACTATTACTGAACAGGTCTATCGCATGTCCAAGTTAATCACCCACGATCAATGCGATCAGAGCACGGAAATGTACAGAGGTATGTTTATGATGCGTTTACTTGATTACGCATTTGATGGCGGTTTGCCAGAAGACGCAGATTGGAGCGACATTATTGAGTTTATTGTGGATGGCGAAGTGAGTGAACGCACCGAAAACGCACATGAAACGCACTCGAACGCACCCACTGAACGCATTGCAAATACAGGGATTAAGGAGGATAACGCACTTGAATGCACCAAAAACGCACCCACTGAATGTGAAAACGCACCCTTTCTTCCTTCCGCTCCTTCCTCTTCTTCCCCTTCCTCTTCTTCCCCTATAACCCCTACTACTCCTACCCCTATATCCCCTTCCTCACCATCCAACAATCCCGATGAAAAAACTACACAAAAAGCCGCTCACGAAAGTTCGCTAAGAGCTGAGTTCGATTTATTCTGGAAACTAATCCAGAACAAAAAGGATGTGCAACGTGCATTCAAGGCATGGAAAGCAATGAGGAAACGCAAGGATACAGAACTTACACCTCAGCAACTAACTGAACTATACAACCAGCATTACAATGATGCAAGGGAACCACAGTTTGCTAAACGACCTGCAACATGGTTAAATGCAGCATCGTATCTTGATGAACCAGACACACAACAACCAGCAGAAATTCAAGTAACCTTAGCGGAACCTGTCGGCTGGAAAGAAGTAAAGCTACGCTACCCAGAGGATACGCAGCAACGCATTGGTGATACATGGGAGGATGTGCCAGAGGAGTTAAAGGGATACTTGATTGAGGACTGTAATAACGCATGAGTGATGCCACCACAACGAGCGGAGCGAGGCAGGGGTTGGAATCCACGCCTTGTTCGCTGACTGCATTTGTCTCCTTCGCTTTCATTCTGGTGGGAATCTCCGCCATGATCCTGATTGTCGGGCTTGCCGTGTGGCTACCCGTCGAGATCGAGAAGGACGGCGAAACCATCAAAGAGCGAAACGACATTTATTTTAAAGCGAACACTCCAGATCAGGCACGGCGTTAGCCGTTGCCTGTATCTTATGGTTATGCCCTTTAACTTTTGAAACTATGATTAAACTAATACACGGAGACTGCCTCGAAAAGATGGCAGAGATTGAAGATGGATCAGTGGATATGGTGCTGACTGACCCGCCATACGGCACGACTGCCTGCAAGTGGGACAGCATCATTCCGCTCGAACCGATGTGGGCTCATTTGAAGCGACTGGCTAAGAAGAACGCAGCGATTGTGATGACGGCGAGCCAGCCGTTTACGACAACTTTGATAGCGTCTAATATGAAGATGTTTAGGTATGAGTGGATATGGCACAAGAACTTTGGCAGCAATTTCGCAGTGGCACGCAAGCAAGCGTTCAAGGAACATGAAAACGTCTGCGTGTTTTATTGCAGACAACCGAACTACAACCCACAGATGGAGCAGCGAAGCGAATCTGGCAAGGCTATGGTGAGGAGTCGAGATTACAGCGTCAGGAGGTCCGAGCATAGCGATATGGGCAGCGGTAAGGCCAACCGTGATCCAGACCTCAGGCTGCCGGGGAGTGTCCGCAAGATAAACAACGAGCGTGGCCTCCACCCAACCCAGAAGCCAGTAGCACTAATGGAATATCTCATTAAGACCTACACGAATGAAGGCGAAACGGTGCTTGATTTCACGATGGGCAGTGGCACGACTGGCGTGGCTTGTGTAAACCTAAACCGTTCTTTCATCGGCATCGAAAAGGATGCTGAATACTTCCAACTCGCTACCGATAGGATTCATTCACATAACACTAAGCACACTCAGCATTGAGTAATGCGGTTGTTGAACTAACCAAAAAAACATGACAAACCGACCAGTAAATGAGCAAGCAGAGAAGGTTGTTCTAGCCAGCACCTTCATTAAGAACGATATAGTTGGCGACTGTATAGCAGCAGGCATTACCGAGGACTGTTTTACTACACAACTACACAAGGACGTATGGAATGCAGTGCATCACCAGTTTCTAAACGGACAGGAATACGATGAGTTGGTCATCTCGAATGAGATCAGAAAAAGGTATCTACCAGAAGACGTAAACCTTTACCAAGACATCAACGCCCTTTCTATGGCAGTACAAACTACCGTCAGCACCCCGATCTACATTTCCGAGTGTATTGATACCAGAAATTTACGCAAGGCTCACCACGTAGCTTTATCGACGCTTGACGACATTGAGAAAGGAACAAGCTACCAAGAGATTCACAAGAACATTACCGACACTCTTGCAAAAACTGACACAAGTGCTGCCCAAGACGTAAGCATCCCAGAAGTTGCTAAGAAGGTAATTGACGAGACGAGAGAACGGAACTCGAAACGCATTAAACATATCGGACTCAGCACAGGCTTTGGATTAGTTGATCACATACTAGGTGGCTTGCGACCTGAATCTAACAACATTCTGGCGGGTCGTCCAGGCGGAGGTAAGACGACACTCGCATTACAAATTGCACTCAACAACCTATTCCAAGGCATTCCAGTACGTATCCACTCCCTTGAAATGTCACCCGAACAACTCATTGCCAAGATGGTTGCTAATAGATCAGGCGTGGACATGAACCGAGCTAGGGACGGTTTCCTGACAGAAGAGGACTTCCAGAAGATGGAGCAAGCTAGGGCATGGCTAACCGACAAGCCGCTATTTATTGCACACACTCACACGACTACCGTCGATAAGATTGCATCACAACACCGCAGGGACATTGCCAAACACGGCAACACGCTTTGCATTATCGACTACCTGCAACTTATCAAGAGCCTCAACCGACAAGCCTCAAGAGAGCAGCAAGTAGCTGAAATGTCTCGTGACCTTAAGTGCCTATTCAAGGACACACAGACACAAGGCATCACCCTCTCACAGATGAACCGCAATACCGACGAGACTGCGGAACCTAAACTGTCTGACCTAAGAGAGTCAGGAAGTATTGAGCAGGATGCAGATACAGTGATGTTTATTTACAAGCATACCGACCCAACCAAGCGGAACCTGAAGGTTGCCAAGAACCGACACGGGCAGGAGGGTAAGGCTGAACTCACTTTTAATGGAGCAACATCAACGCTCAATTAACCCACCAATGAACGGAGCAACCTTAACACTGAAATAAACTATGAAAGAAATACATATAAGTGGCAACATATACGCCAGACCAGACGAATACGAGAAGGGTGGATTCGCCTACTGGATTCGCCCGAAGAACGGTATGGGCTGGGGTCTGCCGACGAGAAACATAAACTTTGAAGACTTACGCAAATTAGCAGACCACCTTGAGGATGCTATTCAAGATAACGCAAAGGTCTAGCATGAGTGAAGCGATGAACGAACGTAATGAATTGTCTAGCTCTGACTTGTTATCTCTGATACGGTCGGAGCCTGACGCAGATGCACACATCCACTATGACCAAGGAGAATGGTGGGTTACAAACGAATGGCTTTGTGGTGGATTTGCAGGGCGAGCTTTTACAGGTAATACCCAAGAGGAAGCCGCTTCAAAGCTGATCGAATATCTAAATGCACACATCGGGCATGATAGTTGTGTAGGTCAAGACGTAACAATGAGCGGTTGGCCGAATCTCAAGGCGGTCAAGAGTTACTTAGCGTCTCTGCGTGAAGAGGATGCTATTCAAGATAACGCACAAGATCATGGATAGACGACCGGCCAAACCCAAGCATAACTCACCAATAAAAAAAACACTATGAACATAGAACAAACCATCAACTCAATCATCAATAAGTTTCCCTGGGAGGAAATTGTGCCACATATTCAAGATCAATATCCACAAGCATATCGAGTGCATATTAAGGACATAGAGGGAGCAAAGGAAGTAGGAAGGGAACTACTTCACGTGCTACTGACTAGCCAAGAAAGGCTCACGGAAGTAGCTAGATCAGGCTTAGTTGCACATTGCTGTTATCATTATGACGAAGGAATGGAACGTGAGGAGGTTGGGCTAATGTTTCAAATGGGAAATACATCGGTACATTTTGACCCTCAAGGACAGGAGTACACACTATGAGCGACTTTATTGTAGTAAATGCCGATGAAAATCACCTAACTTTTATTGACTCTTTGCAGAAAAAAAACGCAGAGGCTTTAAGTTTTTACCCTAAGCAAGTATTTGAGCGGGAAGTTGAGAAAGGTCGCATATTACTTGGGTTACTTAATGGTGATCCTTGTGGATATATTTATGCTGGTGCAAGGAAGCCTGATGTGAGATGTCACCAAGTCTGTATACAGTATGACGCTAGGCGTAGACTATATGGAGCTGGATTAGTGAAGGCACTGGAAGATTATGCAACAGGTTGTTACTCAGTTACACTGCGTTGCGGGTTTGACTTAGAGGCTAATGACTTCTGGCAATCAATGGGCTATAATTGCATTGATATACAACAAGGAGGGATTAGGAGAATGCGGAAAATAAATGTATGGAGAAAGCAGTTAATACCTGAATTGTTCTCTGATTTACAACTGACACCTGCTGTCGGAAAAGCCGATGCATCAGCGTGGAGGCAACGAGATAAAGATGCGTCTACATCACAATTTGCAAGAGGCAAAAAACTAAAGCAATACCGAGAAGAGATACTACACAAAGCAACACTATGAGCGACCCGAAAGAACAAGCCGCCCAGGATAAAACACCCATGCAACTACTGCCACCAGAATTTATGGAGTACACCTCCCTAGCATTAGAAGAAGGAGCCAAGAAGTACGGACCCTTCAACTGGCGGGAAGGAGAACCCATCAAACTCATGACCTACCTCGGGGCGATCCTACGACACACTTCCTGCCTCCTCTCCGGCCAATGGTGGGATAAGGAATCCAAATTACCACATGTCGCCCATATTGCCGCTACCTGTGCCATCCTGATAGACGCATGGAGATGGGATCAACTAGATGACAATACTGCTCAGTGTGCAGTCCTCAAACAATCCGATACTACAAAACATGAATAACCAATCATCACAAACCATCGCAGCAATCATCCTGCAAACGGACGCTAACCAACGCACGGAACTCCTACAGGACATCGCTAGGGAACTGCAAAAACAACATCAGTTCCACATCGCAAAGTGCATCAAGTACGCCGCATCACTCCACGAGGACTAACCATGACGGAAGACGAAATACTACAAAACATCAACAAATTACAAAAACGCTACAACACTGACGATATTGACCTCAAATACTCCCATGAGCCAAAAATATGGTCAATCGTTGTTTGCACTTACGACAAGGATGGATACCTACTTAACTCCAAAGGTTGGGCCGCCAAAGAACTACAACACCTATTCAACAAGGCACTAACAGGTGATCTCAAAACATAACCACACCCCACTACACCCCCCAATGCCATCAAAACTAATATAAATACCACCACCACCCACTACCCCCTACAATACTACCCTCAGAATTTTATCCTTGACGGAATTATTTTCCACCCCCCTATA